TCACGGGCACGAACCTACTATTCTATACGATTTCCAAGAGTTTGTCAAGGTAATGCTTGCACTTTTCAAGGTCTGATCGCCCACCTTTGTCTTCCCATCTAGCTAAGTACTTGATTGCATTACCCCAAAGAAATCCTTTGAAGGCTTCTTCAGACATCCAAGATTCCATAGCCTGCCAAGGCTGCACAGACTTTGACGTGTAATGTACACCACCAACTTGGTGATTATTCGCTGTCATCTTGTTTTCCTGGGTAGTAGATACCAATCTCTTCATTGATATTAAACGAGTATCCATAGGCAGCCTCAACAACAGAGACTAGGTCATCTACAATATCTTTCCAACTTACATCTTCAGGATATGTTGCATCAAGAATACGTGTTCTATCATGGGCTTTTATTTCTAGTTTGACAGAGAACCTTTCAGTGTCAAAAAAGTCAAAACTATCCATTATGTTTCTCCACAAGATTTAAAAAATGCTCAAGGTCAACTACTGCTAAAGGCTTCGATCTGTTTTGTTTGATAACGACAAGAGGCTCATACTCTGCTGAGTTACCTTCACATTGATTGTAGTAGTTGTATACTGCGATCTTTGCAAGGTTCTTACACTCAACAGAGTATGGAAACAGTTTACGAGCAGCAGGAGACAACTGAACGTCCTCTCCAGACTGACCCATCCCTGTGCTGCGAACATCGTCTGGCTCAAGCGTTGGGAAGCGCTTTAGAATACCATCACGGACTGCTTGCTGTAGTTTTCTGCCTTTTGCTTTGGCGGACTGTGCTTTCATGCTGTAGTCTCTGTTGGTGGTGTAAACTTATCACCGAACGATCTCAACATGTAAAGCAGATGTCCGTTCTCCATTGCTCTGTCGTAGCCTAAATGCTCTACGATAACATCCCACATCTCCTGCTCAGTCTTCCCTTCCAACAACTTAGTTGCTCGTTTCTCTCCGATACCGTGTACACCGACAATGTTGTCTACTCGGTCACCAGTGAGAAACTGTTTATAGAAGTTAAACTTAGCAGTCTCTTCATCAATGTAATACAGGAGACCTTTAGCAAAGTTGAAGTGCCAGCCAACAACTTGGTCCAGGTCTTTGTCCAGTGATACAATGATACCTTTATCACCTTTCTCAGTTGCCTCAATGGCAACCGCATCGTCTGCTTCAATCCCTTCCCAGATTGTTGCATCCCAAGACCAAGCGAGATAATCCCTGAGTGCTTGGTAATGGACAGGCTTAACAGTTCCCTTACGATTTCCTTTGTAAGGGACTGTAACGGCAATATCATCCCTGAAGTTGCCCTTACCTGTTAAGTGTAGTGACCACGTGATGCAGTAAGGTAAGTCAAACATAATCATATCTTCAACATACCCTGCCATTTGTTTGATAGCCATCTCTTCCGATTCTTCGTTGGCTGCAAAGCCAATACGGTAGACTAAGATGTCTGCATCAATGATCGCATGATAACACATTAAAGGATTTCGTCCTCGTCATCCTCTTCAACAAGGAGTTCCTCAACGCCTACGTCATCCCCAAACTTGATTAAGTTAGTGACTACGAGTTTCTTCAGAGACGCAGATACGCCTTCCTTGTTCTTGAACTTCCAAGAATACGGCTCAATCAAAGCAATACACTCTGAACCATTGCCGATCTTTACAGCCTGTGGAGATGGAGAACCATCATCCTTTAGCGGAAATCCAGTTAGCTGCATGCCTTCTGCATCGTAGGTACGCATAGGCAACTTAGACTTACAGGTCACATAGTAACCTTGTCCTTCTTTCTGGTTGACAGGTATTCCCATACCTTCTAATGCATTCACTGCATTGTCACTGAGATTACAAATATCCATCTGATACTTTTCAGACATTGGATTCATGACATCTGTAGAAGCCCACATAATGTCGCCTTTGATTTTCACACGGTCAGTCATCACATTCTCCTCTTGGTGTGATAAGATCATTATAGCACTATAAACTCACAGTTTAGTGAGTCTCGTACCAATTGTTGCCGATTTTACTCTCAGCATCTACTGGGCATCTAAAGCCCAAGTTAATCCCTGCTTGTTTCGCAGAGTCTACCATGATTGACGCAACGTCTTCGCCATAGCGATTTGCTGTTTCAATCTGTATTTCATCATGGACAAACGCAACCTGTTGCACAGGTACTTGTCTCTTCCTAAATGTTTTATGTGCTTCAATGCACCACTGTTTAGCTATAATAGCACCACAGCCTTGTAGTAAAGAATTAAGCGCAGCATGTTCAGAGCGCACAAGTATTCTTCTGCCATCTAAGCCAGGAACATAACCCTTCGCTGCCAGCTTCTGAACTTTCTCCATGAGTCGTGACAACGCAGGAGTGTTCGCATAAAAGCGACGGAGGATTTGTTGTCCCTCCTTGGCACCTCCGCCGACAATACTACCAATCTTAGCAGGACCTGCACCATACAACGTCGCATAAATCAAAGTCTTAGCTTGTGGTCTTGTAATACCAGCAGCGTCAGCGTTCTTCTGATGGATGTCGCCATTCAGAAGTTCCTCTGTCCACTCATCGTCCTGCATATAATGAGCAAGACAGCGTAGTTCAATGCCTGATAAATCCGTACCGACAAGAACGTTAGATTCATCGACAGTCCATAGCTTACGACACTCTACACCATATGGTTTAGTCACAGATGGTACTTGTCCCAAATTGGGACTATGGTGTGTCATACGTCCTGTCACTGCACCGTTTGTAATAATCGCACCATGCACTCTGTCGTCGTCATCAACATTCTTTAGCCAAGAGTCGATCAAGCCAACACGTTTCTGAATCATTAAATATTCAGCGATCAATTGAGCCTCTGGAATATCTAATCCTTCAAGAGTACTCTCATCTACAATAGGTTGACCTTTCTCTGTGTGCTTCGTAGGCTTCCAGCCAAGGCCCTGCAGCCGGTCTGCAATCTGCTTGCGAGAGCCTGGATTAAACACAGTGACTTTATCTTTCAGCTGCTTGCCGGTCTTTTCAGACCAGCGTTCCTCTACGATTGGCTCAAATACTTTCTGCATCTCATCTTCAATAACGCCCATTCGATCTGCCAAAGTAGCACGTAATACTTCTGCTTCAATACGATCCAGCTTAAACCCGTGACGCTCTTGCTTAGCACACTCAATAGCAACTTCGTGCTCAATCTGCAGAGAAAGAGACGGGTCTTTCCACTTGTTGAGGTTTTCAGAGAGATACTTGTAGAGTCGCACCGTGAGCGCAACGTCCTGCTTACAGTATTCAACCATCTCTTCAGAGTAACCACCATCGTAGTCTGTGAAGTCGATTTTCTCATCACCAAACCTCTTTCCCCAGGCCCTTAAAGAATGTCCTCCTTCGATTACGGGGTTTAAAAGACGAGACATGATCAGCGTGTCTTCCACCTGAGAGCGCTTGATTCCAACATTCCACAGCCTGTTCAGGACTGGAGCATCGAAACCAATCAGGTTGTGTCCGATTATCTTGTCGTAAGACTTCAGCAAAGAGGCTAAACTTTGTGGCTCTGTATGACATAGCACTTCTCCAGTCTCAACGTCTTCAGTCACACAGACCCAAATCGTACTGTGGGTGGTGTTCGTCTCGATGTCTAGCACTAATTTTTTCACAATCAACCTCTTTAATCACATTGATAATTGTTTCTAGGTCTGTACGAAACCATTCATTCAGAAACTCTATTCCTTTGCTTTGTAGTGTGTTGTGAATATAGGTTTCAGCATCGTGTTGATTTGCAAAGTGTTCTGAGTATTCTACCTTGTAGTCACGAAACGGACTTGAGGTCTGATACCCACGACACCGGTCTGCAGCACTAATTGCCTTCCCAACCTTGTACCACTCAGGCCACGCTGGGTTACTGATAATATAGACATCACCTTCATTGATCTTGTCTAAGTCTTCATGAGACCATGCAGCCTCGAAAGTTGGGTAGCGGCCAGGCTTATGTAATGGATGTGATTTCGGTATGTACTCACCACCTACAAACATTCTTGTCAGGTTTTTCTTTGCATGTGATTCAAGTCGTTGACGGGCTGCTTTAGTAGCGCCTGCATACCAAAGTTCTCCTTTAATTTCAATTACTTTGCGGCTATAGTTCTTAAGATTCTTAATGCTCATAGAGCCTCCTCTTCATCGACTTCAGTCATTCTACCAGTAACTAAACTGTATAGCAATGCACAGGCTTTGCCGGTAATCCCGCTGAACCTGTTCTTTAGTACACGTACATACGTCGTGTTACGTTCGGCTTCATCGTCTGCTTGTCCGTTTCTCTCAAGTCCAATAACCATATCAGACAGTTGAGCAATAGAGCCTGATCCTCTGAGTTGTGCCAGAGACGTTGCAGCCCCTTCTTCATGTCCTCGACTCTCAGGTCTCTTTAGGTGACTCACGCAGATCAATGCAACTCCGGTTTCCTGGACAAGCATTCTGAGTTTCGTCATGATCTCGTCAATGGCTTTACGCTCATCTCCGTTGTTCTGCGCAGAGACGATGATACTAATGTGATCAACAAAGATGTAATCACAGCCAACTACCTTGGCAAGATAGCGGACACGATTAACAATGTTATCCACATCACTGGAACCAAAGTGATCAAATAGAAACAGACGATCTGTACCCAAAGTTTGTTTAAATGCTTCATCTTTCTCAGCCTGTGTTGCTTCGTTGTCTGGAAGATGCAGTAGTTTGTTTGCTGCCAAGGACATCAAAGACAGCCCAGTCTTCCGTGTTGATTCTTCCAAGAACATCAATCCAATATTGGCCTGAGTATTCTGCAGGATATGCCAAATAATCTCTCGTAAAAACTGAGACTTACCTAGCCCTGAGCCTGCTGTTACGGTGACCAGTTCTTGTTGTCTAATCCCATAGGTTAGTTTGTTCAGGCCATCAAAAGGATACTCACACGCAGCCTTCTCTAAAGGCTTCATTACCTCGTCATAAAGGTTACCACCGGCTACGATACCATCTGGAGTCCATCTCTCAGCCCTCCAAAAGATATTGACAAACTCAGCAGACCGATTATCAACCAAGTAATCATTCGCATCCTTCAGCCCATTCACATGCTTCACACAACGTGCTTTGTGACTAAACAACTCTGCACACTTTGCCTGAGCCATTAATCCAGGCTGATCCGCATCAAAGCAAAAGACTACATTCTCGAAGGAGTCTAGGTAGTCATAGTTCTCTTTGCAGTCCTTCAACGCAGACTGCGCACCGTTACGCACAGAAACAACAGGAGTCTTATAGGACATCATCTGGTGTGCTGATAGGGCATCAAGTTCACCTTCAACCACAAGAATATACTTCTGACCTCCTGAGAACCTTTCTTGTCCAAAGAGGGTTGTAGCCTCTCTCCAGTTCCCCTCAATGGTAAACTCTTTATTCCCATTCTTCCGAACCTTCGCAGCAACACCTTCACCATACGGGAATACAAGATCATCACCTCTGAACCCTACCCCATATGCTTGCATAGCGTTCACAGATATCTTCCTATCCGTCAAAGCCCGATGAATTATGCCCTCAGACGCATTGTAAGCCTCTGTATGCGATTCTCTTGGTCTCATTGGTATTACCCTACTACTGTGAGCCTCTGTAGACGCTGGAGGCGTTTTCTTCCCACAAGAGAAACATGTTCCCCAGCCGTTATCGTCAATTGCAAAGCCTCTTGAACTTCCGCAGTCTTCACAAGCCATTGAGTGCTTAACAAATGCCATAGGTCTTGATCGCCTCTTCCAGGATTGGGTAGTGTACTGCAGCTGGTGTTGCTTTGCCCTTCGCAGGCGCTAAAGTCTCTGCAGCAGCCTTCCACTTGTCATAGGCGATGTAGTCATCTGCCATGTCTGCTTCGTTGGCTAGAAAGACTGCCCATAGGTAGGCTGATTCACCTGTTAAGCCTGTGTCGCTTAAGTAGGGGCGTTGTACAGGGGGTAGTTTACTCATGAGAATTGCTCCATGTCTTGTATACGTTCGTTAACAATGCGGTTGTATTCTTTGATCACCTTGTCCAGTTCATTAGAGAGTCTCAGTAAGGTTTTACTTCTGTTTGCTCTTAAATCACTGTTTAGGTCTTCAAGCACCGCATCATACTGAGGCTCAGGATCATACAGATAATCATCAATACGTGCTCTGAGACTTGTCATAAGGATATACGTATCTACTTCACTCATCGTCTTCGTCCTCTAAGTGGTTCACGCACAGTTGTATATCATCAAGATCACAGTCCATAGCGGTATATTCAGACAGTTTCTCTAAAAAACTCTGTAATCCCCAAGCGTGTACATACTCAGCGTTAACACACATCGCCATGTGTAAAGCAACTTCTTGCGCAGCAACTGCGTTCATTGTGTCCATATCGGTCCTCTGTGTAGTCTACTTAGATACTCAGTATCTCTCAGTTACTCATAGTTATATTTAATACTAATACTAGTTACTGAGTATTACTTCGTATCTACTTAGTACTATATAGTATATAGAGAAGGGTAACAGATTAAACTCACAGTTCATCATCAAGTTCTAAAAAATCTTGAACTGAAATCATGTCTTGGTTCTCTATCGTGATTAAGTCTTCCTTCACATAAGTAAAACAACCATTACAGAGGTCTATGAAGTCCCCTGTCATGGCTGATTTTCTTGTGCTCTCATAGTCGCTTAGGGCTTTGTTGCATGCTTTACAGCGCACTTGGGTTAACTCCTCTTTGTCTTTAATCAAGAAAGATTAGCAACCCAGGCTCACAGTACCAAGCATTAATCGTCATCAATATAAAAATACATGAACGTTAAGCAGCAAAGCAGAGCCGTTATAAGCGCCTGTGTGTCCATTGTAGTACCTCTGTATTACTTTTCCGTTTAAATCGCTTACAGAGCCTCTCAGAGCGTCTCAGAGGCCTTCCAAGGCTTAGTGATGGACCAGTGCAAGTAAGGGACCGAACCATACCATTGTTTTTCAAAGTCTGTTGTTGTTGGTCTTGGTGTCGGATTACGTCCTCTGATTGGTGGTAACGTCAACTCCAAATCGTCTTTACGCTTCGATAAGACTTTACGCACTGCTGAAGGCTTTTTGCCAATTGCTTCGCTGATTTGTTTAGACGTAGCACCCTGCGCCACCATGCGACGCAGTGTACACACTTGGTCCTCTGTCCAGTTTTTAATTATAATCACGTTCAGCCATCCAGTTTCTGTATAGTACCTCGCCCTTCTCACAGTCTAAATCTGCGTCATACGCTTTAAAGTAGTCTGTAAAGTCTTCGTTATTTGTGTAGTACTCTTTGCACAATGTTTCCACTTCAGCCTCTGAAAGATTCCCCTTCCAGGCTCCGAAATCATTACCAAAGCCTTCGTTTAGATCGAATAACATTTCTAATATTTCCTCTCTCTGTTCGTCTTCTAACCACTCGAACCAGTCTATGAACTGTGGTTCTTCTCGGTCTTCAAAGTACATAATTTATCCTCTGATCATCCACCAGCAGAACCCAACACAATACACAAAGATTATAAGGGCTGCTCCGTTATCTATTCCTAGGAGTTGGGATTCAATCATAATATATTGACCAACTCAACAAGGCGTAGTATTAAGTCCACCAATTCAATCATATTGTTTCCTCATCCCATCTCAGTCCATTAAATATATGACAAACAACATCTACTGTCCAACTATTACCTAAAGCGTGATAGCGTCTGGTATTACTAACACCTTCTGTATATCCATCTGGAAACGTTTGTAGCCGTTCGCATTCTGTTGGTGTTAGTTTTCTGTACGTTGTCTCTGAAGTAATGATTTTAGGCTCTCTGTTGCCTCCAGAACAGGTATTTAATGTTGGTGCTTTACCATCAATACTGTAAACACGCTTCAAAATATCATGGCCATTTAAGTCAGCTTCGCCTTCTTGGATACAGTCTGTAAATACAAGCTGTCTACGTTTCTTGTTAAAATATTGTTTCAGGTTTCCTCCTTTATAATATGACGCATCCAGACAATATGATTTGTCTCTATCTACCCAACCTTCATCGTCTAATATGTCTTTTAACAATATTCCTTGGTCTTCGATGTTCCAATCAAAATTGATGTTAGTCCAATAGAGACGCTTTCTGTTCTGTGCTGATACTAATGCGCTGTTTATTTCTATTGGGTTAACACCAAGCATGTCTGTTATTACGTCCTCTGATTCCTTTTTCATTTTGACGTTTTCCAACAGGAAATACTTAGGCTTGCATTCTTTTAACAATCTCACAAATTCAAAGAACAATTGTGATCTAGGATCGTTAAAGTTTAATTGTTTGCCCGCAAAACTGAATCCTTGGCAAGGACTCCCACCTATAATCAAATCAATTTTATGTGGGATGTCAGCAGCTGAGATATTTGTCACACTTCCAAGCTGTACTGTGTCCGGATAGTTTTTATTAGCTATCTTGATCGCATAAGGATCAATTTCACAAGCGTAATAGTTATCTACTTTAATCCCTGCACGTTCAAGCGCAACACGTCCGGCACTAATGCCGTCAAACAGTGATAATACGTTCATGCTACTTCCTCAATTGGTTTAAAACGCTGTTCAACTTTCTGCATCACTTCATGCTTCAAGATCTGGAACGCCATCATCGTAATGTGTTTATCTAAACTTGTAAATTCCATGCCTAACTCATCCAACCATTCTGCACAGTCAGTGTACAGCTTGAAATCATGTTGGCGCACATAATGAACCAAGTCCCAAGCGTTAGCGTAATATATGACGTGCTCACTGCCATCAACTGTGACATGAACATAATCATCCCAGTCTTCGAACTTCCAAGCCTCTTTAGACTGACGCTGTTCTTCCTTCACCGATTCAAATAGATCTGTGATGATTGTTGTATATGTTTCGTAGTTCATGATGTTTATTCCTTTATCTAATGAATATGAGGACACTTTAACAGCTTTTACAGCCTGTGCACGCTTGTTAGACTAAAGTATAACCTGGCTTGGAAGTACTGTAAATTTATACAGTCTTTTGAAACTACGTGGGTACTACATAGACTCTCACACTTCAACTACATAGCCTGCAAAGTTGGCATAGTTTTTGCTAATGCACAGCCTGTGCCAGGACTACATAGCCTGCAAAGTTGGCATAGAAATTGCATAGTATTTTATAGGCGTGGGGGTTGGCATAGTTATTGCAGACTAGCAAGAATCGTGCCAGGTTTCGTAGCCTGCAAAGTTGGCATAGTTTTTGCTACTGCAAAGTCCGTGCCAAGTCTGCGCAGCCTGTGGAGTCATCGATGCCCCGGGGAGGGCTACGTAGTCTGTATTATTTTTGCAGTTGCTACATAGACTTACAAGAGGCTAAAAATACTAAAAAGACTGTATAAACATACAGCAATAAGTAGCTACATATGCTTTATAACCTACTGAAAAGTAACTAGAAACTAAAAAGACTGTAATTTTATACAGTTTTTAGAGAAAAGGCTTGACAAATTACTTGACTTGTGCTTGGAAATATGGTAGACTGTACAGGTTATTGGGTAAAGTGTTGAACTCCAATGGAAAATGATGAGAAAACAACGATACAAACTGTAGAAATCCTTGAAGAGAAGGAAAAGAAGCCTCCAGCGAAGCGTGGTAGACCTCGTAAGGCGGACGTAGCGGCTAAGAAGCGTGGTAATCGAGGTGTGCGTGGTAGGCCTCCTGGAGATGCTGCAAGGATTAATGAGTTTAAGGCCCGCTTGTTAGCAACATCGGGCGACAAAGTGATTAATAAGATCATCAACATTGCGTTAGATGATGAACACCCTGGTCAGATGGCTGCACTGAAGATGTGTATGGACAGGGTATTGCCTGTATCTTACTTTGAAAAGGATAAGGCAACGAATGGACGTAGTGCAGTAAGTATTACGATCACTGGTGTAGGCGGTGAAACAACAATTGTAGGTGGTGAGGAGCCTGAGGGAGAAGTTTATGAGCATGACGATTCCGAATAGTGTACGGAACATCATACAAGGGATTTTAAATAATGAGGGTGGCTTTCAAAACGATCCTGACGACACTGGCAATTATGCCGATGGTGTACTTGTGGGTACTAATTTGGGTATTACACCCACTGCCTTGGCTGCGTTTCGTGGAGTCGATGTAAGTGATATTACAGAAGAAGATATCAGAGGGTTGACAGAGGAAGAGGCTACTGAGATCTATGCACAGGACTACTACTATGCTCCTGGCTTTGACAAGATTGACAACGATTACTTAAGAGAGAACGTTGTAGACATGGCAGTCAACGCAGGACCTGCACAGGCAACGAAGTTACTACAACGTCTCGCTGGTGTTTCTGCTGATGGTATTCTTGGACCAATGACAACTGAGGCTGTGAATAACGCAGGGATTAATACGAATGATTATTCAACTGAGCGTAAGCGTTTCTACTTAGACTTGGTACTTAATGATCCGATTAAGGTCAAGTATCTACCAGGATGGGCCTTCAGAGCAGACAAGTATAAGACGCAGGATGGTGAAGGTGTTATTCCGTTGGCTGCACAGGCGGAGGTAGACGAAGAAATAAAAAAGCCTGTAGCCGCTTTGCCTGAGGACATGGTTGCACAGGTCCCTGCAAAAGCGGTAGCAGATCAAGTAAGTTCATTTGATAATGAATTGCTTGGATTTAACGAAGAGTTCTTTATTGATCCGATGCTTGTACCGGAGTATAAACCACAGAATGTCTGAGTTAAAGGTTGAGTTACTTCCTTGGCAACAAGACGTATTTAATGCTGAAGAGCGTTTTAAAGTTGTTGCTGCAGGCCGACGTTGTGGTAAATCACGACTGGCTGCTTGGATGTTGATACTGAATGCATTACAGTCTGAGAGAGGTCACGTATTCTATGTAGCCCCTACACAGGGACAGGCACGGGATATTATGTGGGGAACTCTGATAGAACTTGCACACCCAGTGATTAGTAGTTCGCATGTGAATAATATGCAGATCAAGTTAATCAACGGAGCAACGATATCTCTAAAGGGTGCTGATAGACCTGACACAATGCGTGGTGTCTCTCTGAAGTTCCTTGTAATGGATGAGTATGCGGACATGAAGCCATCGGTGTGGGAAGAGGTCTTGAGACCGGCACTTGCGGATCAGAAGGGCCATTCATTATTTATTGGTACACCAAAAGGTCGTAATCACTTCTATGAGTTGTACAAGTATGCAGAGTTATCAGAAGATGATACCTACAAGGCTTGGCACTTCACATCCTACGACAATCCTCTGCTAGACCCGGAAGAGATTGATACTGCTAAGAAGTCAATG